GTGCCCGTATAAATAAACTGGAGCGAGACGTTATCTAGGTATTGGATATTGGTAGAGTCTGATTCGATGTCATCATCCATCGTTTCAGAATCGACAAGAAGAAAGGGCTCAATAACATTTTTTCGGCCTGACACGTATCCCCCTTATGGGTTTGGGATTATTGCCCCTGGATTTTTCTTTGAGCTGCTCTTTGCGTGTCGGTGGCCGTGCGGCCTGCAATAGAATCAATGGCTTTGAGATCAGATTTTACCTTACTTTGCTCTGTCTGTCCCTGCCCATTTTTTTGCGCCATAAACGCCATCTGATTAGCTACGATGCTTTCAGGCGCTGTGCTTTGGTCCATGGGCTGCTGCATAAAGGCAGCTAGCATAAGCCGCCTTTGATAAGGCACGTATTTTACATCGCTTAGTTGGTCGAGCACCTCTTTTTGAATACTCGTATAAAGCTCTGGGTAAACTGAATGCACCGCCTCTAAAGACTCTTTGGTCAAAACGCCGCCTTCCATTTCCTTTAAGATGGTGAGCGGATTTTGGACTGCGTCATAGTAGCGGTTAAACTTATTTATCTCAGCGTCGTTGGGCTCAAAGTGCTGCAGGGGATACGCTACCGGCGAGCGCGGGATTTTAGAGCTTAAAAACTGGGTTCCCGCAACAAGCGTTTGCTGAATGCCGGCTGCTGTCTGGGGAGCCGCCTCAAATACGTTTTCGGTAGCTTTTTGAATGGTGCTTGAAAGAGCTTCTGGGCTATCAGCAAGGCTTTGAATTTGGCGCGTTCTTTTTTCAAACTTTTCTCTTATTTCCTCGGGCGACTTTGTGACCTTAGTAGAGACAAGCCCCGCAATTGCCGGCGTTGCCGTTTTAGCGCCCGAGATAATATTTCTTACCGACTTAGAAATTACCCGGCTTGTTTTATTAACGGCGGATTCAAGACCAGAAAGAACCTGAAACTTAAGAACCTTTTCCTGCGCGGCTTTCGCAGCGTCTGCGTACGCCATGCCTCTATCAATATTTGTTATCGTGTGGCGAGCAAGCGCTGAGTCGCTGCCTTTAGTAATAAAAGCGTCATAGGCGGCTTTTAACCCGCTCTTAGTAAGCTCTACCGGGCTAAAAAGTTTTGAAAGCCCCCCGATTGCCGCAATTTTATCAAGCGTTTGAAAAGTGGGCGCTGTCATCGACGGGTTTACAGGACCTGAGTCCGGTAAAATGCGCATGATGGTGTTAATGTCGTTAATCATCTGCTGCTTAGGAGACGCTCCAAAGGCTGTCGTAAGCTGGGGGGCTTCTTTTTTCAAAAAGCTACCAAACTTATTAGACGAAAAGCCGGTCTTTGCCGCGTCCGTCACAGCTTCCATATTGAGCTTTAGGTAGTTTTTAAGGGCCGAGTTAAAAACGTCTTCCCCTAAAATTTCTTTAGCCGTTTGAACTGTAATCGTGTCCTTAAAGACTTTATCAAGCACCTTTTCGGGCCGGATTGTTTTTCGAATACTTGCCGGGTCAAGTTTTCCGCCAAAGATGGCTTCCATCTCAGCCCTTTTACCTTCGTTTATCGCGTAGCGCTTAAAGTCTTCCCTAAGAGTAGGATTTGAAATCGATGTCCCAACCTCCTGCTCCATAAAATCCATAAGGCCTTTACGAAGCGAGGAAATCTGCGCCTGCTCTGTCGCTGTCGCCTCAAGCGGGAGCATCGTTCTAAGGTTTTCTCTCGCATTTCTAAGCCCCCCAAGGGTGATGCCCTCTTCATTAACGACAGAAACAAGGTCTTTAATCCCACGGTATACCCTTCTAGAAAACGGCATGCTCGTTTTATAAGGAGCAAGGGTGACTTTTCCGTCTACCCCTTGAAAATTTAAATAGTCGCTACTTCCCGGAATTGCCATTTCGACAGAGTCTAAAATTTTACCTGGATGAGAAAGTTTCCCGGAGGCCGCTTCATCAAGCGCCTGAAAAGTTTTTTTAGTCGCTTCTTTTGCCTCTTTGTACTGCCTGTCAAAGGCGGAAATTAATTCATCCCCCGCCGCTGTCCAGTCTTTAGCAGCCGGCGCTTCAGAGAGCGACTCAATTTCGTTTGAAAGCGTTTTAGTAAGATACTTTTTTTGCGCAGCTTCTTTTGCCTTAAAGTAGTTTCCTTCTGGGGTGTTACTTTCTAAGACCGTTTTATAAAACTTTCGCGTAGGCTCGTCTTTTAACGCCTCAATTTGCACCGGGTGAATAGGAATTTCCATCGGCACATTTTTAAGCGCCTTTTCAAGTTCGTTTTTGGCAGGAAGAGCGTCATCAAGCCCAAGTTTACTTACCTGCTCCGAAAGCTCTTCAGAAAGCTTTAGGTAGGTCGATTCGTTTACTATTTCTTTTGTGGCCGCCCCTTCTGCCTCACCAAAAAGTTTACTAGCGACAGCCTTTTTAGCAGGGCCAACGGAATTTAAAAGCGCTCCCCCCAGTCCCCCAATCGCAGCGCCAAAACCAATGCTAGCAACCGCCTGCTCGCCGTTAAGGTAGGGGTCCCCAATCGTATATTCGTTAGCAAGCTGGCCTGCCGAGTAAAGAGCGCCTTCTACTGCGCTTCCTAATGCCTTTTTACCAATGGCATTATTTAAAATTTTATTAGCCTCTGCGGCTCTTTCGGCGACAACACCGGCCTTTTCAATGGCGCGCATGGGATTTAAGGCAGGAAGCCCTTTTACCCCAATTCTTGCGGCCTCAAGCGCTTTTTCGGCGGCCATAATCGCCGCATAGTCGCCCGTTAAAGAAGCGGCCTTTAGCGCCTGCTGCGCGGCTTTTACGGCGGCCCCTTCGGGTAAAAGCATCATTGCAGGAAGAGAGGCAAGCTCGCCGGCAAGCATCGAGCCTGGGTGCATTCTTTCACGAGCTGAAATTTCTTTTTCATCGGCCATCGTGCGCGCAAGAGCGCCGCCGACAAAAGGAACGCCTTTAGCGGCTCCTACCATAAAGGACTTTGCGTGCGATCTCATGTCATCGCCGTAAGTTGCTTTATCTGAGTAGCTTTGAACTTCTTCGCTGGACGGGAAAGAGTACCCGCCTTCAGAAACAAGGCGGTAAGCTTCGTTTGGGTCTACATCGATTAATTCCCCTTCTGGCGTTTTAAGGCCAACGGGGGCATCTGCCGGAAGCTCGTATAGGCCGCTATTAAGCTGGCTTTGAAGGTCGTCGTGAGAGACCTCTTCCAGCGTTCCGCTTTGAGTGTTAATGAGTTTTGGCACTTACTCTTCGCCTTTTACTGACATCGGGCGCCCGCTTTGGGCCTTCATCGTTTCCCCGCTATACCCAGGGATGTTTGCTTTCATTTTGGCGTTGTATTGAGAGCGTATAAACTTTTCTAGCTGCTTTAGTTTCACAAGCGAATTCCCAGAAAGCGGGGTATTAAGGCCGGGTAGCATGCCTTCTGCAATTTTCACATCGGGCCCGGCAAGTACGCCAAGCTCGGCGGCGTTTTTAATCAAAATAACGCCCTGATTATGGATTGAGTCGGACTTTGCTTTTCTTTCGGATAGACCGTAAGAGCCGCCCTCTTTAAGAAGGTCGGCGTATTCTTTGGCAAGGTCCGTCGCAGAGCTTTCCATCGAAACGGCTTCCCTTGCTTTTTTGGCCGCATCTTTATCAAACGCCTGCTTAATGCCGGTCTTTGTTTGCACCATTTTTTCTGGGTCGCCGTAGCGCAAAATCTCTTCCTGAGTTGCAAGGCCGGCTGCGATTTTGTTGGCCATAAACTTTTTCGAGTAGTCTTCGGCAATCTTTGCCTGCTGCTCTTTTATTTTTGTCACCATCTCTTTAGCGTTAAGCTTTGCCTGCGCAGACTTGGTGCGGCTTGCCGCCTGCTTAATTTGAGTCTCTGCAAGAGTCAGCATATTCATGCGGGTAGCCGCCTCCGCCTCATCGTATGACTTCACCATCTCAAGCGTTTTGCCAAAAAGGGTGTTTTTTTGGTCCCTTTTTTCTTTTTGCGCAAGTAGGTCTCTTTCAATCTGCTTATTAAGTACGTCCATTGCCTGGTTAGTGCCACCAGGACCACCACCAAGAGCGATAAAGATCGTCGATAAAATCTTATTGCCGGTTGATTTTTCATTCCAAAAGCGGTGCGGGTCTATCTGGTTTTCTGGACTATTTAGGTCCACTAAAAACTTTTCGGCGGTGTTTAAAAGCCGGTTTCTTCTTTCTTGCCCCTCTTTCATGATCTGTTCCATTTGAGGGACCATGGCGTCGTAGGCTTTTACTTCAGCTCCCGCAGCTTCTACGTCGGCTTTTTCTTTTTCTTGGACGGCTCTTTCTTGTTGACGGAGCGCGCCCCTTAAATCAGATTGTGCCTGTTCTTCAGGGGCCCCGGTCTTACCCAATTGATCTTGACCCGCAGGCCGGGGCCCTCCCCCAACACTTCCCCACTTAACACCGGAAACTTTAGGCGCTTCTTGAAGCGTCGGCGCTTGCGGCTGCCCCAAAATTTCCTGCGGCTTTTGCCCGTGAGTTCCATAGCGGCGCGGAGTTAATCCTTCTTTTTGGGCAAATGTATCAAGGCCCTCTACTTGCCCTGTTTGCTCGCCAAATTTACTGCCAAAAGATTGCTCGGGAGCCGCGGCGGCTTGCTGACTAGCTAAACTTCGAATTAGGTTATGCTGGTTTGGGTCTGTGTACTGCTTTGCGATAGGAAGCGCGGTCCCGTCTGCGTGCTGAACAACAAAGGTCTCAGGCGTTTCCTCTAATAGCTGCCAGTTTTGAAGGTCCTCAGCCACAAATACCCCCATAGGCCATGCGCTCTAGGTTAGCTAGGCGCTCATGAAGCACTCTATTTGCATGAAGCACGTGCCCGAAGTTAACACTTTCCTTTTCTTTTTTCTTTTGAATTTCTTCAACAAAGCGCTTTGCATCTTCCGGGTCCGTTTTAGAGCGCGGGATGACAATTTCCCCAGGCGAAAGCATGGTCGGAACTGTGTCATTTGCGTAAGAGTCGCCTTGAACCTGCGCCTGACCAGGAACCGGGCCGCCGTTTGATAGGGCGGCTCCACTCATTTTACCGCCAGCGCTTGTAGGAGCAGCTCCGGCTCCCCCGCCAGAAGACGAAAAGAGTTTTTTTAGGCCGCTAGCTCCGCTAGAGCCAATACCGGCGCCTGCTTCTTGCGCCTCACCGATTCTTGCTTTATCAAGAGCTGCTAAAAAGTTATTTTGATAGGCTCCTGGACCTTGAGCAACAACGCCTGGGTCATAAACTTCTCCGCCGCCTGCCATCGGCTGAATTTCACCGCCGTAGGCCTTACCACCGCCACTAAGCGCGTTTATGCCGGAGCCCATAAAGCTTTGCGCAAGACCTTGCCCATAGGCCGTATTTTGCTGGGCCGCATTTTGCCCAATCGTGTTTGCCCCAATGTAATTGCCGCTTCTTACCTGGTTTTGTGCGTTATTTAAATTGCCCAAAGTTCCAAGGCGGTTTGTTTGCGCGTTTGCCATGTTAAGAAGGTTTCCGCCCAAGGCTTCCATCGCGCCAAGCCGCTCCTGATTTTGAGCAATCCTAGTTCCAAGCGCGTTTTCGCCAGACTGGCTAGCTGCCGCCCTTGAGGCAAGTTTAGCTGCAAGAGCGGGCGTCATCCCCTTACCGCTAGCCAAGGTCGAAGCAAGAGCTTGGTTTGTTTGCGCCTGCTTTAAGTCGCCTTGAACGCTGGCAACACTCGGGCCTTCGCCGCTAGCCGCCTGCATGAGCATTTGATTAAGCTGCTTTGCTTGATCGGCCCCGCCCCCCACCCCAGAAAGAAAGTCGTTTTGATTGGCAAAACTATTTTTAAGCTGGTCTAAAAAATTAAACTCATCCAGCTTTACGGGCTGCATGCCCTCGTAATCGTTCTTAGAAAGTAGCCCCCCAACCCAGTCAAAAAGTCCCATAATATTCTCCTATTCTATCACCCAAACGACTTTGCCGCAGGCAAACGGTTCAAGTTCGGCTCAACTCCAACCTCAAACGCAATGCCGGATAAATTAAACGACTCACCCGTTGCAGAGCTGTCGTACATAGTAACCTGCACCGCTTCACACTTTTGCGTGGTCATAAAAACTCTGCCCTGCATCACGCCGGGCGTTCCAAACGTGGTAGCCGCGTTAAAAGAAAGCGTTTGAGAAGGCGTTGATTCAAAGTCGTAGGCAATTGCGATATTCATCGTATGCGCGGAAATGTAGTCCCCAAGAAAGAGATACTTATACGCGCGCTGATACCCTTGAAGACCAGCAAAGCTCATCCAATTAGTTTTAATCTTAAGAGAGTAGCCGCTAGAATTATCGGTGAAAAGTCCAGCCGTTTCCGTAAGTAGCTGCCCTGCGCTATTTACATAGACGTAGGAGCCGCCAAAAATCGCAGCGTCCACGGCGTTAGTAAACCCGGTGTCTACCGACCACTGGCCGATAAGGTAGTCGTAGTTAAGTGCAACCCCAGAGTCTAAAAGAAACCTGACAAGGGTCGTATTTCTAATCATCTCAGCCGATTTTATGGTCGATGAATTATAGGCCGCAACGTCTGAGCCGATGTAAGAGACCTGGAGCGAGCGGTCTAATAGGTAAATCCCTTTAAGCGTCTTAAAAAGAGTTCCCGTTGGCGTTGTAATAACGCTTCTCCCCTCAGAGCAGCCGGCATCGGTCGGGATTTCTTGGGCCGGCGTAAAGTCGTTGTTTAATCCCGTATCCGCCGGGCCGTCCCCCACAAAATACCAAATGGTATTTGCCTTAAATAAAATGCACTTTTCGTCCATTTGCGTTCCGGCCACAATTCCGCCGTCGTAGGTATTAAGCTGGTATTGAAACTCATCTGAAAATTCGACTGGGTTACTAGGGATACTTTGCTGAAGTAGCTTACTAAACCAGACAATTGACGGGGTTTCCTCTGGGACCACCATAACGCGGTTTTTATAAGTCCACTGGCACCTAGGAGATGGGACCGCAAGGTTAGGCGCTACTCCGCCGTTAGTGTAAATCACAGGAAGGGCGGTATTTATAGCGCCGTCTGAGTCTCTAATTGTAATCGTATCTGCGGCAGTCGTATTTACGCCCGTTCCAACAAGGTAATAGGTCGTTGGGTCTGAAAGATTGTTGCGGTAAAGATTTATAATAACCCCGCTTTTTGCGGTTAACCGAAGCGTGGTAACTGTCACATCGATGTAATCTGCCGTTGAAGCTACGTTAATTGAGTCAATGTCAGAGGGCTCAGAGTAGTGGACGTTCCCTTGGTTATCCATCCACCGGTAAACTGCGTAGTAGGCATATCTTCCAACGGCAAAGGTGCCGCCCCCAGAAGCATGATCGGATAGGGCCGTGACTTCCGGCTTATAAAAGTAAGAATGCTCGGTAAAAGTAGCGCTATCATAAAGACCCTCAATTCCGGTAACGGCGTGAAGGTCGTTTGAAGCGGTAACCGTCTGATAGCTCCTAGTTGATGCAAAATCAAAAAGGGCAATACTGGTCCCAAATCTTCCTGTGGTTAAAGACGTTCCAAGCCGTGGGCCTGTGTCATCCGCAAGAAGGTAGGGAATTTGAAATCTGGTCGATGAGGTAAGGGTGACCCCGCTTGGGCGAGAAATCCCAGCTTTATCTAAATGGGCCGCAGAAAGGCCTTGGGCGTTTCCGCTAGCGCCAAGGTAAGCAAGAATAGTCCCAGAATCGTTTACTAAAAAAAGGTTTCCAATACTCGCGTTTGGAACTGGGTCTCCGTCTGCATCGGTTGAGTTATACCCAATTGTCGCATACCCCACGATAAAGCAAAGCATGGTCGCAGAGCCGACCGTGACAGAAAAAATATTTGAAATAACGCCAACGCCCCTTTTAAAACTTGCCGCGCTAACTGTTCCTGCGCTATTAGCGGTCGCTTTTTTAGTAAGAACCGTATTTAAATCGGCGGCCCCGCTAGCCCCAATCATGCTGTAGACAATAATCCCAGAGTTATTGGATGCGTAGGTCGCTATCTCCAATACGTTTGTTGCCGTTGTATCAACCGCAGTCTCGGCTAAAACAACCGCAAAGGCTGTTGAAACAATTAGGTACTTAATAGACGTAGAGGCGGAATAGGCAACCCAAAGCCTGCTTGCCGTAGAATCTGCGGTGATAGAAATGTTTGTCACAGAAATCGTCACCGCAACATCGGTTGCAGACGATAAAACAAGAGAGCTTGAAAGAGATTTAAAAGAAAGGTGGGTTGCGTCCTTTTTGTAACAAATATAGCCCGTATTTGAGAGAGAGCAGGCATCAAAAATCGTTAAGCTAGAAACAACCGTAGCGCTAGAAGGCGCCGAAGTCGGGCTTGCCGAATTTACCGCCGCGTACAAAATATCTGTCCCGTTGGTGTAGACGATAACGATATAAGCGCCAACTACAATAACCCTCGGTGGGACAGATTCGTTTGTGGTAAGCCTTGTCGCTGAAACAAGGGTCGTATTGGTATTTGAATCTTGGACGCAGTAATAAACGCCGTTAGAGGCAGCGCCAGAGCCGCTATAGGCAAGCCACGTAACGACCCTAACACCGGTTGCCGCATGAATTCCCATGTCGGTCGCAACCTGGTTTTCGTTTGTAGAAACCGTTTTTGAAGAAGTAAGCTGGGCCGCTGCAAAGGGAGTGTAGCGGCTAACAAGGCCGGCTGCAGGAGAATAGGTTTTTACGTCCGCGTTTCCAAAAAGGATAAGGTCGTCATTTAAAACGCCAAGCCCCTGCGCGTTTGAGCTTAAAGTGGTAGTAAGGGCATAACCCGGACGCTTTTGGATGCGCTGGTAGGTTTCAAGCCTCCCGTTTTCCAGCGTAAGAAGCTTTCCCTGGACTTGCTTTGGGTCTGTTTTGGTGTCAACGCCGTATCCCATTTGGACGGGCGCGTTTTGTTTTTGTAATGGCATTTAGAAGACAAAGAGATTCACCGTCGTTGCCGCATCCGAAGTGAGGGTTAAAGTCGTCGAATTAAAAGGCGCAGATCGATACACCGTCGCGGCGGCGGTAATATCCGTAAAAAACCACCCTTGCTGCACTCTACTTAGCTTATGGGGAATGACATTGGCCCCCGAATCTAAAGACACGTTTTGCAAAATGCTCCCTTGGTTTAAAGGAAGAGAGATAAGCTGGTTAATGCGATTAACCGCAAGCGCCTGGTTTTGGTTATCCACTCTTTTATCAGACTGAATATTTCCGATTTTAGAGATCACTAGTAGCTACCCCCGCCCCCGCCACTTCCGTTACCGCAAGGCCACCAGTAGTCGGACCACGCGGTATCTGCCACCTGGCCAGGATTTGCCGCGTCCCTATTTTCAGCAACGCTCACAATGCGCTGTAAAAGAGCGTCTTTCATTGCCGCTAAAGTTGTTGGGTCAAGCTCGGCCTTTTGCACGGCCTTTAAAGCCGCGTCTACAATCACGTATTCAAGCCAGCCGCCAAAGCCGTCCGCGGTATCTGCGTCGTCCACTAATTCGGTGCATCTAGGGACGTAGTACATTCTAAAACTTTGGCCGCCCGCTGGGATAGGGGTAAGCCAAAGCTGGTTTCCCCGTAACCGGTAACGCAGGTTAGTGACCCCGTAGAAGGATTGAAAGTTTGGAACGGCATACCGGTTTCTGTCCGCGAAGTTGAATCGACGAATAGTAACCCAAGAATCCAAAGTATTACTAAGAGCCAAATCAAGTCCAAGGAACTTGTAGAAGTCTTCCGGCAAGTCGATAAGGAATTCTTGACCGTCTGTCGTAAACTCGTAGGGCTCGGCCACATAATAATCATCGCCGTAATGCTGCAAGATCACGTCGTAAAGTTCAAGAAGGCTTTGATTGATGTTGAAATTCCACTCGGCAGTCGTTAAAAACTGCGAGTTAACCATATCCGCCTTTTGCTGGGCGTTGGTTCTTATCTGGGCGAGTGTGAGTACGCCAGAAGGCATTTATTCCCCCTGGTAAATGCGGTTTAATTCGCTAATGGCGCCGTCGATAGCGGAGGCGTCCCCAGATTGAATGGCGGCCAAGACATTCTCAGCCGCCTCTTCCAACCTAGCTCCCTCATCACCGCCCCCGCCATCTTCCCCAATGGAGGCCGAAATAATGCTATGAGCCTGTTTCTTAGCATCCCAAGGAATCATGCGCGGGTCCTTTTTAAGTTACGGCGCTGTGGAGTCGTTTAGCTTGAACTGAAACCAGGCCGCCTCACCAGAGGCCGGGTCCGTTGCCGTTCCCGAGGTATTTGTCGTAGTCACTTGAATCGAGCAGACATTTACCGTGGAAACCGAGTTACCCGATACGTGATACAGCGGGGCCGCAGGCGCGTTCCCACTATTTCCCGTAGAGTCGTAACTAACGGCCACCCCAAGCACGCTAACATACGTGTCCTTACCAGCCGGGCTCGGTGACGGAGTTCCAAAGACAAACGTAAATTTGCCTTGAGAGTCCCGAGTTACCGAGTAAACACCCTTTGATTGGTAGCCCGAAGTCACTAGCGTCGGCGCGCCCGAGCTACCAAAGGTAACTCTTGCGTACACGTAGACTTCTTTGTTGTTAAATGTGGACGGGAATTGGTTTAACCATCTATTCATCCCAGGCCCCCTTCCGATTCAGGGAGCGGCAGCGGATTAACCGTTACTTCCGCCGCAGTCGGCGCAAAGTTAGATCCATCCGAGCTAGAAACAAGCGCCCCGATTGAATACGTTCCATCCCCAGCGCCAATCGGCCCCGTAGAAGGAGCGAAAAAGACGTAGGAATAACCAAACGCCAAGGAACTAGACGGGCTTACTTGAACCGTTTGACCAGGTCCAAGCGGAGCCACACCAAGCGCGCAAGAAACCGCTCCAGGAGGCGAGCCCCCCGTTACAATCGCTGTCGGCGTGATGTTAATTACGTTTACGGCCTGGCTCCCAGAATTACTCACCGTCAAAGTCGCATTGACTTCTTGGTTAATGAGGTAAGTCGAGGGAGAAACCGTGATACTTGCAGTCATTGCCATAAGGCTACCTCGTTAAAAAGGGGGCCCCGAAAGGCCCCCAAACAATTCTAGGCACTAAGCGAGACGTTCGCGTTCCAACCCGGTGCGTTAGTACGCAACTGGTAGTAAGCGCCGACTCTAACTTCGCCCGCATCCGCATTCGCCACGCGGAGCATTTCAAGCCCATCGCCGTAGCGAAGGATTTGAGGCGCGTCCCCAAGGCACTCAAGCGCCCACGTGTCCATCTGCAAGAGATAGGCAGTTTGCGGCTGACAGTTACGGTCCGGGAATACTTCGATTTGGCTATTAGCTCCGTTTACCAAGATACCGCGAAACGCGATATTGGCAGGTCCTTTAGCATCGATGTATTGCACTTTAGCCCCGAGCGCTTTTTCAAGCGCGCTGTAAGAGGCAAAGTTGGTGATGCACTTATTGGGCTTGCCACCTTCTCGGGCGAGAAGAGAGCTAGCGTCAATGAGCGCTTCTTCGATAGATTGCGTAGAGCCGTTATAGCGAACGCCCGCAAGACGGGTCGTATCGACCGAGCGGTCAACGCCGAAGAAGTTATCACCGGAGCTAGGCGCCGTCGCCGGCAGCCAGCCCGCAAGACCTTTTGGTTTAAGGTTAAGGTCACCTTGAACCAATAGGTAATCGCCAGAAGTCCAGCCAGACGGAGATCCCGCCGCGCCGCCCATCGCCGTCGCCGATACGGTAACCGTACCAGACGAGCGATTAACCGCAACGACATAGCCCAAAGCCGCTCGAGGCGTTCCGCCATCGGTGGCATTAGCCTGAAGCACTTGGTTAATTTCAAACTGAACCACATCGTTCGGATTCGACAGCGTAATTACGCCCGAAGAAACCGAGCCAGAAATTTGGCCGATGGAGCCCGTTCCCGTTCTAAAGATGGCCGAAGAGATAGAAAGCGTGATCGAACGAATCGCTCCGTCAATCACAAGCTTTGCACCCTCAAGAAACGCCATCTTATCGGTACGCGAGGCAAGCATCGTTTGGTTGTCGATGGTCGCAATCGAGTAGTCGCTTGCCCGAGTGAGCAAGAAGCTTTCGATTTGTACCGGGGATTGATTACCCTGGGCATTGCTAAAGGTCGAAGAACGACCTTGCGAAACGCCGGTGATAATCGGGATGGGTTTATACTTACCGCCGAAGTCAGTATTTTTCTTCAGCATGGCAAGAAACGGGTTATCCGCATAAACAAGGTTCTCTACGACCTGTCCGTCGTAAAGCTCCTTAAGAGCTGCGTTCATCGCAGCAAGGTCTAGGTAAGACGACATAAAGAGTCTCCTATTGGAGCCTTCTTATCCGAGCTTTTCCATTGCCCGGCGCATGCGGTCGGCTTCAGTTTGAGCTGGAAGCATCGACGCCGCTGCAGAAGAAGACATTTGGTTAGTTATGGTTTTTGGCGTCTTAGACTCTTGGGCTTGCGTCGTCTCCCCTTGAGGCTGGGGCTTTACCTTTGCTTGATACTTCTTTGAGGCTACATTGGCCTCGATTTGCTTTTCAAGGTGCTGCTCGACTAAATCGGCAGCTTCTTTAAAACTTAAAATTTTACCAGGCCCGACCACATTTCCTAGGTCGTCCTTTTCCTGGGTTTTATAGTAGTGCTCTTCGATGACGGCTGGAAGCAGCCCTTGCGCTTGATTAAGAGAGATTAGCTCGTAGGTTTGAGCGTTTTGCTCGACATAGTCAAAGCAGTTTTGCTCAAAATCTTTCCTTATTCTAGCAGACTCGGCCTCTGCCTGCTGCTTTTTTTCTTCAAGTTCTTTTTGCCGCTCGGCCTTAAGCGCTTCAATCTCTTTAGAAAGCTTTTCTTCCACCTGCCCCACAAGGCGCTCGGGCGGCATTTTGCCTTCGTTAAGCACGTAATCTGTCACAGATTTATAGTCGTGCCCGTAGTCTTTAAGAGCCTCTAAAGGGTTTACTCGGTAAGTTTTAGAGCGCTCTTCCATCTCTTGCAGGCGTCTTTCAACCTCCTGCATTCTAGCCTCACGCGCCTTAAGCTCAGCCTGCATCTGAACAAGCTGTCTTTCTCTTCTTGCAAGAGCTTGAAAACGTTTAAGGTCTGGATTTGGCTTTGATTCTTGTGGTTTTGTGTCGGCTGCTGCGGCTTGAACAGGTGGCTGACTATCGGTTTTAGTGTCATTTACGATTTCCTTTGCCGTTACCTGCGGCGGCGTTTTGACTTCTTCTGTGATTGATTGCTGAATCATTGCATTTTTCCCTTCTTCGTACCCCAAACCCTAGGGCGCTGGACCGTTTCGATAATTACCCAATTCTTTACCCCGTTATGATCGGTCCATTTAGCCTGCCCCTTAGTTAAAAGGTCGCGGTAAATGCCGGCGTCATGCTTATACCAACGGGTTTTTTTCAATTCGAATTGTAAATCGTGTACGAAGGGGACTTGGTCTACCCACTCATCGCCGTCTGGAAACTCTAGGCGATGAGTAAAATACCGGACGGTTCCTGGCGTATGCTCTTTAACGCGGGCCAAAGTCGCTCCTTTAATTATTGAATTTGCGCATTAGGGACGTTGGGCACCATTTCAGAGACGGGAGGCGCCATCGGATTTGCTTGTGGGGCCGCTTCCATTCCCGGCATTGCGGCTGGGGCGGCCGGCGGCATCGATTGCGAAACGAGTAAGTCTAATTGGTCGCTGAAACGCCTTAAGAGGTCAAGCTTTTCTTCTTCTAACCCGCTGCATTTTCCGCGGGCATAGTATTCAAGGCACAGCTCTTTAGCTAGCGGCAGATCATCATAAGGCTCAGGCGCTGTATAAACGCCGTCTTCAATCATCTTTTCAAATATTTCGTTTAAGTAGTCCTCTTCCGCATTAGCTAAATCCTCTACCGCCTCAAGGTCCGGGAAGTCTAAGAGCTTTCTGCCGGTTCTTGGGCTCATAAGGCCAGCTTGCATATACTCGGTAATCGTTTGAAGTCTTCCCTCTGGCGTTTGCGGGAGCGAGCTTACCGGGTAGGCCTTCATCACGTACTCATCGTTTTCAAGATCAATGTCTTTCCAGTCGATAGTCTGGATAAACTTTTTACCGGGCACATTAACCGTGTACTCGCCCTCTTCTTCATAGATTTCTTTGGCCGTGTCGATTGACAGCTTGGCCAGCTCTAAGAAATAATTTTCATAGGCGTGTCCAATCGTCATAAAGCGGTCTGATTCAATGTCGTTGTACTCGCGCAGTGCTTTACCGGAATTTAAACCAGCCGGCTTTTCACTAGCGGCAGAAAGCTGGCTAACTCCCAGCTCGGCAAACGCCGTATCAATGAGGGTCTGAAGATGAGTGTAAATCTCAGGCGGGACAATCGGGGGGACGAGGTAGTGCGGTTCGGTTCCCGTGTAATTCACAATTGCACCGATGTCGTTATTCAAGTGTTCTTTGACGATTTTAGAGCCGTTCTCAAGGAAGATTTTGAAGCTTCCCGCGAGATGATAGCTGCGCTGAATGACCCACAAAAGCTTATTGATCTCAAGCTGGATATTTTGAATCTGCTCCGCCGCACCCTGGCCCCAAAAGCCGTACAGTCTTCTATTCCAGTCGAATCGTGCGAACGGGAAGTAGTCCTTCTTCCACGGCTCACTCATTAAAACAGCGTTCTCTACACTTAAAACGTGCCGTCCATCTTTCGCATCCGGCCCACTGGGTAAATGCCAGCTTTCGCGAATTGTGACCACGTCCGAAATATTTTGGTAAGAGCCCGTCTGGTCCGCATTAGCCGAATTGGTTTCCTTAAGCTTTCCCTTTTTACCTGGGAAAAGGTCGATAAGAAGGTCTCGGTCAATGGTTTTGACGCGGTGGAGGCTTCTTGGGTTGCCGTAGAAGCCCTCGACTTCGTCAACGAATAGCTCACCCGCGAGGACTCTTTCATGCTTAACCCGTCCATGCTCCGCGTATACATGAGTAAGTCCCGTCCCAAATACTGCCCCGTCCCGAAAGATGATTGGTCCGTTTTCGTATGCCTTATTCTCATAAAGAATCCCATCCACCCACTTATCTAGCTTTTTCGCCTTTTGCTGCATTTTGTAATCGCCGCCCGACGTGAGGAACATCGGCCTCGGCTTATTCTTTGCGATCTTTGAGACAATCGTGTCAATCGCCGCCTGGATGACGTTGTAGGTAATCCGGTCCCTAACTTGATTTTGCACAGCAGTAACGCGGCTATAAGAAAGCCCGTTAAGCCCCATGATAGAAAGGTTCCCATATAGCCTCGCCGACATTAAAAGCTGCGTTTGACGCGCGCCTTGATGCTCGTAAAGAAAGTTAACTATCTTGGCTATTGTCGCCGGGAGGTCATCTTCCCTAACCAGCCACCAGCGGTTATTCGCCGAGCCTGGCGTTGTGACAGGTCCATTAGCCGAAAAATTCGTATAGTCCATGGGCATGGGTTATCCCTCTTTGGGTATAAACTTGATGGGGCTAGAGTAGCCGAGCATCTCCTCGTCACTTGGCATTTGATCTTTTAGCTCTGGCGCAGGCTGCGCTACTTGGGGCTGTGGCGTATCTTTGAATTCTACCTCAAACTCGGCACATTTGTAACGGCGAACTCCCATAACTCCCAGGGCCCTAATGGTACTTAAAGCGCCGGGGCTTGTTTGCATAACAAAACTTCTGTCATAGCGGCACTTAGTACAAAATTCCCCGTTAAAGTTATGCTCTCCAGGAAAGCAAACATCACCGTTCATCCAAACCCCTTTTCCCACGGGTCGGTTTCTTCCCGCGTGTCTTCAAACCTTTTAAGCGCGGCCTCTTCCATTTGCTTAACTTCCCTGGCAAACCACTCGGGAGTATTTGGATGGACCGCGGGCGGCGGCGCTTCCCAGAGCCAGTGGTACGCTTCCCGGAAAGCATAGAGAACTGCGTCGCAGATATCTGAGTGGTAGCTATCAAGTATGCGTGGCACCCCGTACGGTGCGTCCCGGTCCCATTGCACGAGCATACAATCTTGAGCAAACCGAGAGTTCTTTTTTGCATAAAATCTCTTTGTGCGCATAGCATCGTTTAAAAGCTCAATAAATTCAAACTTTCTTACCTTCTCCGCGGCAATTATTGGTAACCCGTATCGTCTTTGGATTTCTTCGGCGATCTTTTTCCCAAGTCCGCCGGTATCCATGACGATCCGGTCTGGGTTATAAGTATGAACGACCCTTTCGATTTCCTTAGCCAGGTCCGTAATTCCTTGCTTAGTTTTAATAGATTCTTCGACGAGCCAGGCGACTTGTGCATTTTGATGCCACCCAATGACCGCAATTGCGTCGGCGTCCTCGTACCCCAAATCAACGCCCACCACGTAGGTCCAATTCGTTTCCTCTGGGATGGCTTCATAATCGTTTATCCCTTCGTTATAACGAAAAACAAGCGCGTTATCGTCTTTACTCCAAACCCCGAAGCACTCTCTTTGAATCGCCGGGTCATCAACACTAACGCCTTTACGCTCTAATTCTCTTTGCAGGATTTGCTGGTGCGTTTGGCCGGACTTTTTGGGGAGCCAGGGGTTATCGAACATCGTCCAGTGGTGGTGGCTCCACTGGTCACTACGTGCACAGTCGTAGAAATACCCAACCGGCACCGGCCCAGGAGTACCAATAAGGCGCAAGCGGCCAGCGTAGTCAAAGAGGCGCTTTGCAATAACTTCATCCACGAGTTCTCGAATATAGTCGCGAAACAATTGGCAATTGTGTACAAGCGCGCCATTTACACTAAAGCTCGGGTGGTTAAGAACTGTGAGATCGTAGAAAAACTCTTCTGCGGCCTTTGCATCACCTGGCTGTTTGTAATCCTCAATACTCTCCAGCCTAAAATAGCCAGCCTCAATCCCTTCTTTCGGTCCTGCGCCTTTCTCGTCACTAGGTTGTGACTCAGGCCGTCCACTTCTATCGCTAGCTTGTTCTGCACGTCCGCAAGGTCCACCTTGTAGTTGGTCGGAAACCCCTTCGGCCTTGGCCTTCCAAGAGAAATCGCATGGTTCCATTTCAATTGCGGAAACTCTTTCAATATGATTTTCTCTGGCTCTGTCGGCCCCGTCCCATTGCCCATTCGAGATACCGGCTTCCATCCCATCGCCTTTAGCGAATTCGAAACCTTGCGCCTCACCTCTTCTTTTTTCATCGGGTTGGGCAAGCGCCGCCTTTCGAACTTCCCGAAGCAGCTCGCACTGCAAAAACGATAGCGCCTCCAGTGCTTTCGACTGAAGGGCATCCCGCAAAATTCGCATTGAAAATGACTGACGTGCAAGTAAATCCCCCGGCCTTAAATCCTTGGCAAACACCCAGCCGCGCGCTGTAAAAAATGGGTGCCTATCAGAGCAAATAACCTTCCCATTATTGAATTCTAAACTCTTGCTCTTTGCAACTTTCTTTTTGGAGACTTTAGTGACCGTATCCACGCCCCACGCGTTAAGCACCTTATCTCCTTTACGAATGTCAGAAATCCTTTTTTTGCCGCTAGGAGTATCAACAAGGGTATCCCCACTAAAGCACTCATCGATGTAACAAAGCGCCAAAGCGATACCGCGAAACTTTTCAATTTCCGTTTTATCTTTCGCACCCGAGACATAAACGACACTATCGTTGGAAAGTTTAATGTAAAGTTCCGTCTCATTGACCTTGCCCCCTAACTGAAACTCTCTGTTTATTCTAACAAGCTCGGGCCAGATGATGCGCTTTGCGTTTACCCTTGAGAGCGTAAGGTAAAGCACGTTGCACCCAGGAATTCTTCTTGCTGTCTGAAGTAAGTCTACCGCACACGCAATCGTTTTACCCGCCCTTACTGAACATACGGCGGTTGCAAAGTAGCTGGGGTCGTTGATAAGGGCTAGCTGCTTATCAAAGCAGTAGGCTTCAGCGCTGAATTGGCTCTGCTTGCTGGTGAGAAACAGGCTCTCCCCCGCCCTCAATAACTCGTTCGCCTCTTGGGTCCATAAGTCGTCGCTCATCTATTTTTGCCCTAAGCAGTCGTAAAAACTCTTCGTCTGAAAGCTCGTTAATCGCCCCCGGCTTTCTAAAACAGTAAGTCGCCATTATCTCTAGGCACTTAAGCCGTACAAGCTCGCTTCTGCTTTTATTAAAAAGGCTTACCAGCTCGGCGGCGACATCCATTCCAAGCTCGGCCATCCTATCGACCATCCGAAAGGAAACCTTATTTGGAACTCCTTTTCTGCTGCCAACCTGCGGCATAAACTCCTAAATAGACGCGCGGCACTAAATCGTTTTTCTTTGTGGTAGGACCAGTGTACCAAATTTCTCTAGCTGCTCGTCTCTTGGAATATAGGGCGTATTAAACCTGTGCTGCCAAAAGTAGAACTGGTTTCTAGATACTCCCGCCCGCCTGCACGCGCTATCAACGCCCTTACCCTTTTTAAACTCAGCCGCCATTGTGGTAATCACAAAATCGGTAAGAGTAGGATAAGTGTACTTTTTTTGCCGCGGCATTTAGCGCTTTTTCTCCGTCCACTCAATGGTTTCAATAAGCGCCGAGTTTACGGTTACCATGTTGGGGCTGCTTTCTTTGGTAACGTCAACGGAGCCGTCCGCTTGTCTGGTCATTTCTATCTTGTGCCTATCGCAATCAAGGCTCGTATAGACCGACATCTCGCCCAGGGCCTTTAGGCTTACGCCTTTGTAGCAGATGATTCTTTGGATTTTTCTTTGGGCTTGGCCGGCTCTTTTTGCTGGCTGGCTTGATTCGCTTGCGGCGGCGGCTGGGTTTGACATTTTTGTTTCTCCCTTTCAATGAGCTTTGATAGCTCGGTGGCTTTTACAAATTCAAGTTCGATATTGTGCGCGTTTCTTTTTAGGTTTTCTATTTCAAGACCAAGTCTTTGAAGCTGCATCTCTTTATCGCCAATTTGGCAGCATGTATCGACATATTCCTGGCGCAATGTTTCTGGCGTTTTAGTTTCCATATCTGTACCCCTTTTCTTTGGCTGTCATGGCCGGCATTGGCGCCTTCTCGCCCGTATACACCGGGCTGTCGTTAATAAATTTAATGCACTCTTTAATAATGTTTCCTTGCGCGCCACCATCGCCCAAAGCTTTTAGTACCCTGGACCTTATTAGCGGCCAGCGGGGGCTGTTATAACAAGCCCACTCAATATCATCCATGATTGGGCCCCTGGCCTCTTTAAATAGATTTCTGATACCGTCTTCCACTCTTTTTGCTTTTTCCTTTTTAGTCATGCCATCTCCTTTATACGGCGTAGGGGTTATAGGACAGTTTTGGAAACATGCGCGAAATCCACCAGTCTACCGGATGCGTGTGGTGTGTGTAGTGGCACTCGTTGGGATTTAAGTCCGAAGATTCCATAAGTTTTCTGGCTATCCCCATCCGTCGAAAGGCGGATTTCACGTAACAAAAATGAATAATGGCGGGCGGCGTTTCAAGCTTTTCTATCGCCAAATACCCAATAACAACCTCGGGGTCGTCTTTAAGGCACGCGATTGTGACCTCGGTCGTTTCCCTTTTTAAGATGCGGGTAAGTATCGGGTGGTGAAACTTAAAAAAAACGTACTTTGAAATGGCCTCGGTGGCGGGGGAGTTTTTTTGGTAGGAATTTAGCCAGCTTGAAAAAACAAAAGACTCGTCCGCAGGCTGGTACTCCCTGATCGCTATTTCGCTTTGCATTTAAAGGGCCTCTTCGTATACGCGAATTATCTGGCTTTGATTTCTTGAAAAAATACCATCGTAGTGCCCCACATAACAGTAAAATATTGTAACGCCTGCGACCTCGCGCGTTACTTCATACTGAGTGGTTTCAGGAATTCTTACCATGCGGCTTAAGCCGTCTGCCGATACCAAAAGCGCTGGCACCGTCTCCTCTTCTTTCTCTGGTTGCACTTTAGTTTAGTGTAACAGAGAAATGGGTGCTATCATTTCTTTACACGCTTGAAAGTTGAGTTCTCCGAATGCGTTACCCATCGCATGTTTCCGAGCGTGTAGCCCAAAGAATTATCCAATCGGTCTATTGAAGGCCAAAGTTTCGCATTGAGTCTGTTGTTTTGCCACTGCTCAAAGAGCCGGTGAAAAGCGGGGTCTTTTAATGACCACTCAAGAAACTCCTCAAAAGAACATACGGGCTTATTCATCCACGTGCTGTTTAGTCGCCCGTTTTGCCCGTACGTCCTGGCTCGCATCTGGCCATGCTTGGCTTTTAAATACCCCCGTTTCGTCAAACGCGATTTTCTCATGTTTGCGGCCCCAATTTCTCGGCTTCTTTCTGGGTGCGCTTGGCGCCAGAGCCTGTTTTTTTGGTCTACTTTTGCGCGCCATACTTTATTTGTGCGCCATAACCACTGGTCGTAGTGATTCTTGCACATTTCACGCGAACGGCTTGGCCTCATACAATTTTCAACGGAGCACTTCATGGCGCTAATTCGTAGACTATTTATACCAGACTGTCACTTTGGTTTTGCAGACGAAAGGGCATGGCGTGTAGCGCTGGATGTGGCCACGCAACTCAAACCACATGAGACGGTTATCCTTGGAGACTTTTTCGACTGCTATTCAGTTAGCCGGCACGACAAAGACCCACTCAAAAATTATGGACTTCTTAAGCAAGAACTTGCCCGCGGCCAAGAAGCATTAAGAGAAATACAAAGAGCTACAAAAGGAGCTAAGTTAGTGTTTTTAGAAGGAAATCACGAGAATAGAATCCCCCGTTTTATAAACGCATACGCCGACAAACTAGCGGGCATCCTTGAGACGAGAGACATCCTTGGTCTTCCGAAGAACTGCCTTTTTATTCCCTACGGGCAGGGCGGCTTTTACCGGATGGGCAAGCTTCTTGCGACGCACGGGACTATATTTAACCGTCATGTCGCCGCTGGCATGATCGCTAAATACGGTCACTCCGTCGTCTTCGGACACACACACCGTGTCCAGCATGCTGTTTCTAAGAATATTAACGGAGAAGTTTTCGAGGGTTTTAACATCGGCTGGCTTGGCGACCCGGTCAAAGCGGCGGACTATATTAAGGATGTTCCTGATGCTAGCCACTGCCTTGGCGTTTCCTATCACAAGAAGAACGGCGGGTTTTTCTTTGAGACGCATATGATTAAAGACTACTCCTGTGTGTTAAACGGAAAGGTGATTGAACGATGAAAATAAACCGTATCCGCGCGCTGTTCATTGTTTTTTTGTGCCTTTCTTTTTGCGGCGCAAAACAGTTCTACGACGATGAGATAGACTGCCCTGCGGGATGCTCGCGTCAAGATGACGAAGAAGCGCCGTATGTGCCTGAACTTCCACCCTGGCCCGAAGGATTCGGTGTACTGCCAGACGCCGAAGAGCAAAGTACAGAGCCTCTATATGACGAGGCCGAACCTTTTGAGGACGACGAGCCAATTATTTACCCCCCTCAAAGTCCCGTCGAAGAAGAGCCGATCTTTGAAGCGTAGTTTTCACCGCTTACCCGCCTCAAGGATTGGAAGCCCGGCTTCTGTCGGAACATAAACCACTGCATTTTTCCCGTTCTCAAGGCCTTGAATCCAAAGGTAGCGAAGATACGCCTCGTTGTTTTTAAGCGACTCTCCGAGAATTACGTTAGCCTGCGCCGCGCCCTTTGCCCTTGTAATATCAGCCGTGGCGAGCAGCTCCGCTGCCTCCATTTTCGCTTTTGCCTCTGCTACCGCGACCTCGCGGGAAAACTGGGCGTGGGCAAGCTGCGCCTCGCCTTCTTTTTGTTGCACGTATACGTTGTACCTGGGGCAGCCGTACATTCCGACAGCCACCCAAAAGCAAACAAAGAAAAATACTCCAGAACCAATTAGGCCTTCTTTCATGCCAAAATCCTCCTGCAATTAACTCCAATCCGAGTTTTTTATTACCCAGTTAGCCGATGAAACAATCACGTTTGCGGCCCAAAGCGCCGTAATAGCCGCCAAAATAAATGGAAACGAAATAATTCTAGCCCCCCACTTTTTCATTGGTGCGGCCCCGTTCTAATGTACTCGTCAAAGTTTCCGGCGCGCCCGTGGATATAGTCTTGCTTCCATTTATTATAAATCGGGTCATGTGCCTCCGGGCAAAAGGTCTCTCTATAATCCCAAAGGTATCCCATCTTTAACCCGTCGGCCTTTGTAAGAGCGTGCATGGAAAGCTCAACGCCGCCATAAAGCCCCGTGAGCGCTTTCATGCCGCCCGTTTTTTTGACTAAAGAGCCGCGCCACCCGGTTGCGTTAAACATATCTAAATTATCGGGAACCACCACTTTTGGGGACTCAAGCACCGTTTCCCATTTTCTGTTTCCCTCTAAGTGATCAATCAAAAGGCTTACGCAGCCAAGCGACTTTTCTTTTTGAATGGCCCCTACCATCGCCGCGTCCCACCCCTTATGCATCGGATAGGTATCCGGGTCATACCCAATCACAATATCGTCGTCTGCAATTTCAAGCTGATTAAAAACCCAGTTAAACCCCTCGTGCCCCCCGATATTTTTAGGGTTTGAAACAAGTTTGCATCTGTGCCTTTCGCAGATGTCTACTATCGCGCGCACCGTGCCCCAGTAATCAATCGGGTAGTGGTGGTTTAAAATGTAGTGCTCAGTGGGAAGGGTCGCCGTTTCATAGTAGCGGTTAAGCCCACACTTTAAGACTTCGGCCCTTGCGTGACAGGTCGTTATCGTTACGACTTTCATATAATAGCCTCAATTACTCTTTCTCTTTGCTGGTTTACCCTCTCAATTGAAAGCTCGTCTTTTATGTAGGTCGTCGCCTCAAGCTTTAGGCCCTCAAGCTCGTTTTTTACCCCGTCTTCAAGTAGCTCTAAAAAGCCTTTTCCAAATCCTTGAATAACCCCAGGTCTGCGAAACTCTGGAAAATCTTGGCTTGCGACCATTACCGCCCCGGCAGCCGTCGTCTCAATCCAAGAGCAGTTTGATTTACAGATATTAAGCTGCGTTTTTCTTAACGGGAAAATGCTAAGGCGCGGGTTTATCTTTTTAAGCCCGTCGTAGTAGTCCTTAAAAGGCACGCCGCCTGTCATAATCATATTGTGCTTTACGTGATCGGTAATAAACCAGGGGTCTGCGCCCACAAAAACCCAAGTATACTTTTTGCCGGCAATAGAGTTTGCGGCCTTTATGATATTTTCTTTTTCTTCGTAAAGGTCTGGAAGATGGCTCCAGCCGCCGCGCCAAACAACGGCCATTTCGCTCTTTTCTAAAAACTCGCCGTGATACCTTTTATCGTACGCATTTGGAATAATGAAAATTTTGTCGTTAAAGCGGTTATAGCTTCTATAAAGAGCGTTAGTTGATACGGACACGGCGCTTGCCACCGTCAGACAATAGGCAATGTTCTTTTTGATGTTCAGCGGAAGGTACGCCGGAAAGGCGAGGTTAGTTGTCGGCACACTTAAAATATCGTCGTCATAATCCACCCAAAGCGGGATACCAAGCGACTTAACTCTTTCCGCTGTCTTTGCGTGATCATCGTTAAACGGCCTTTGCATAAAGACCATATCGATAAAAGATAAAGACGCCTGAGAGGCGTTAACGATAAATTCAAGTTTGTACTTATTTCTAAGAAGAGAAAGAGGTCCCGCCGCCCTATAAAGAGACGTTGGGTCATTAATGTCTGGAACAACGCATCCGATTGTTTTCATATCCCTAAAATTTCCTTGGCCTTTGCAACGGCGCTACTTCGGATAAAGGCCGAAAACGTGGGCCTTGGATTCATCATGCGCACAGCCCTTTTTATTATCTTTTCAGAATCCTTTTCAAAGCGAATGGTTCTAAAAACGTCTTTTATCTCTTCTCTTTTTTTCATCTGCCCTTTAAAAAATGGCCCGGTAGTTCCTACGCCCCCGGCGCCGGAGCTTTTGCTTTTTTTTAAAAGCGAAGACAAAACCTAACCGCTGGGCGCTTTAGATGGCAAGAAAAAAGTAACACGTAACACGGGTTTTACTTTACTTAAAGCGGCGCGTGCCCTCTAATGTAGCCAATGAAATACACAAATAGGCTCTCACTCCCAAAGCGCTTTTTTAACGCAGTAGTAAACGACCCCTATGATAAGGGGGGCGCCGATTTTTCAATTACTGAGCTACTTGACCCGCCTAAAATTAGGGTTCTTCAAAGAGCGCACGCAGAAGAAATTGAAGAAGACGTTTCCGATTACATTTTTACGATGCTGGGAAAGGGGTTTCACTTAGCCGTTGAAAATGCGCACTCATCCGGAGTTGCCGAAAAAAGAGAGGAAATCGTTATCGACGGCTTTCGCGTTTCTGGCGCGCCGGACCTATTTGAAGAAGGTTTTATTTACGACTGGAAAGTTACCGGCGCTTATAAGGTCATGAAACGCCTTTATGACGACTGGGAAAAGCAGCTAAACGGGTACGCGATGATTTTACGTTCAAAGTCTCTTCAGGTAAAAGGCCTTCGGGTAATGCCGGTTATTAGAGACTGGAACTTTAGGGACTCTTTTAAAAACGGGTATCCAAAAGCTCCCGCTCTTGTCGTCGATATTCCGCTATGGGAAGAGGAAAAAGCGGTCCCCTTTTTTAGAGAGCGAATTTCTTTACACATGGCCGCAGAGCGTGGTTTACCAGACTGCACTGACGAGGAAACGTGGCAGGGAAGGCGCTGCGAAAGATTCTGCTCGGTTAGCCAGTTTTGCGTTCAGTTTCAAAAAAGCAAAAAAGGAGTATAAAAATGAGCAATTCTTTTAAAACAAAGGCCGGAACGGAGCTGCCGCTTCTTGATTTACGCGGGAAAAAATACCTACAGGTTGCGCATCGCCTTGTGTGGTTTAGAGAAGAGCACCCAGAATGGGGAATTATCACAGAGATTATAGACAGAAGCGAAATCCATGCCTTGGTTCGCGCGGTAATACGTGATGAGAGCGGAAACATTGTTTCTTCTGCGCATAAGTTTGAAGACAAAAGAGGGTTTGCCGATTTTATTGAAAAAGCAGAAACCGGTGCAATAGGAAGAGCGCTTGCTGGGTGCGGTTATGGGACGCAGTTTGCGCCAGAATTAGAAGAAGAGCACAGGATTGTGGACTCGCCGGTGCAAAGAGCTAATCAATCTCACGCACCAGCTCCACGTAAAGAAGTAGCGCCGCCGCAAAGATCACAGCAAGTACAGCCAGTGCCGAGAACATCTAGGTTCCCTGCTTACCCAGGCAAGAGAGGCGAAGCTGGAGCCGATTTAACCGGCGCAGCAATAAGCAGCGCACAGGCACCGGCCAGTTCACCACATTTAAAAGGCGCGCCATTAGAGAAACCCTAGCCTCTATTAAAGAAATCATTTTTTTAAGCCTTAGAAGGAACGATGCCCAAAAGGGAGCGCACCTGGTGACACATTTTTACCATTTCGGCGATATGCGCGTTTTCGCATTTACCAAAAAGGTTGCACTTTTGTTTTTCTTTGAGCATTTGATTTAATTTTTCAAGCGCTTTATCGACGACTTTTAACTCAAGCTCGGCGAGCTGTTCTTTTGGGTCCATGATTACTTTACCTGTCTTTCTTGTACGCATTGTTTAAGTTTCCCCTGCCACACAAGCGGGTCGCTGCTTGGCGGTGTTCCGATTTTTGATTCATAGCACTCGATGTACCCCTTTTGGCAAGAGTGTTGGTATTTATC